ATGAGGCGATCCCAGGTGACCGGGATCAATCAATCGTCCATTCTCCGCATCTCAAGCATTTATCCTTCTCTGACGAAGTCCGAGAAAAAGGTAGCGGATATCGTACTGAAGGATCCGGAGACGGCGGTATTTTACACGATAACCGATCTGTCCAAGCAGGCGGAGGTCGGAGACACGTCCGTCATCCGCTTCTGCCGGAAGCTCGGATATTCGGGCTATCAAGAATTCAAGCTGTCGCTCGCGCAGAACCTGGGGACCGTGGAAGAGCAGATATCGGGCGCCCTCGAGCCAGGTGTGATTTTGTATGATAGATTGCAAAAAACGCCTTCCAAGTGGGAAATGGAGGGATATACCGGGAAACCTTTGGACTACGTGGGATTTCGGGCTTACGAAGGTAGAAAAAGTGGGATTGTGTTGTTTGCAAAAAAACGGCGTCGGCAGCAGACGGAAGAATGACTATGCTGCCGACGTTTTTTTGTCTTTCATGTTCTTTAAAATCTTTAAAAAGCCTTGCAAACCTTATTATATCGCCTTTAATAGGTGATTTATAATGGTCGGGGATATCATTTGGTGAACGTTAGAAAACCTGCTGTTTCAACGTGACCAACATGACAAAGTAATTTAATGGTCACATTGATAAAAAGCCCGTTATCTCAATGCAAGCGAACGTTTACCTGAAGAGAATGTCACATTGAAGAAGATAGGAAATCCTATCATTTAGGAAAAAAATTAAGCTGATTTAGTGGCCGCATCTTCTCTTCCGTCTCCATTCTTCGAGTTTGATTGTTTGCTAGAACTGACAGAATCCTTTGCTGCCAGCATTTCGTCGATGTGCCCCTCTATCTTCCCTTTTTGCCTTTCCCCTAATTGATGAAACTTTGCCAGGAGTTCTAAGTCCTCTGATGCGATTTCGTAACTAGGTGGGAACTTTTTAGGTTCGTCATTTTGTTCTGATAACGAAACATCACTCTTCCCAAAAAGAAGCCAATCCGCAGACACATTAAATATCTTGCATATAGCGATAATCGTTTGTGCGGATGGTTCATAATTATCACTTTCATAGTTACTGATGTTTCCCTTCTTTTTTCCTATCAGTTCAGCCATTTTCTCCTGTGTAAGCTGGTGCTTGTCTCTTAAAAAACGCAGTCTCTTCCCGATTGTTTCCATAACGAAACACTCCCTTGAAATAAAGTTGCGAAATCGAATATTTATCGTTGACATGTTGCGATATCGAAACTATAATGATGATAGATAGTTAATCATATCAAAATCTTAGCACACAACATGAGTCGAAAACAGACGAATTACCTGTCCTTAAAAAACTAAATATCAAAAGGTACTAATTTTATTCCACTTTTGGAAGGGGGGGGTGAATGTGAGTTCCGTTTTAAGTAACACATTGAAGGAGCAAATAGAGACAACAGACTCTGTTATCAGAGAGTTATTGGGAAGTGATATGACATCCGCAGAAAATGGAGCGATTATAACTTCTGCGCAGGAGAGCGCACTCGACGCATATGGGGATATGCTCGTAGCACACGAGAAAGAGCTGATTGTTCAGCTCCAAAACCTTGTAATAGAGTACAGCGCCAAAATTGCAGCCAATCGTAAATTACAACGTCTAATTGGACGTGAGATTGGCAGAAGAGAAGTCTTGAGAGAACGAATCGAAGCAGGTGAACACATATGAAAAAACGCAAACTATCACCAGTTGGCGTAATTATCAAAAAGCGCCTCATCGAGATGGGAATGACACAATATCAACTTGCGGCTGAAGTTGGAACGAGCAGCAACTACATTTATCTGATTATGATTGGAGAGCGCTCCGGCAAAACCTTTTTACGCAAAATAGAAGCCGCACTTGGAATAGACCTTCAAACATTCATTAAATCCGCATGACCGTTCATTTGGGTAATGTGGGTACTTGAAAGGAGGTGAATACGTATGCGAGATGCCCACGCATTAATCACATTATTATGTGATGCAGATATGAGGACGCGGGAGGGGCTTACAGCTTACTCTAGTCAAATCACACTTTGGGAAGTTGCTGAACTATATGTCAACTATGAAATGAGAAAAGTCGCCCTGCCAGGCGACCCTTCGAAAAAAAGTAACTGTAAGTAGTATATCACATCATCGTAGTCACGGAAAGGAGGAGTGGTATGGCTGTTTTACTCAGTATTGATAAAGCCGCCAAATTAGAAGGCGTAGCTAAAAATACCCTGATCAAGCGGATTGGAAGAGGGAGCTTGCAAGCTGTCCAGCAGCCCGTGAATGGTCGCCGGGGGTATGAGCATCGCATCTCCCTCTCCGACCTGTCTGCGAAGGCGCAAGCAAGGTTTTACAATGAACAGCTCATGCAGGTTGCTCCACCTAAGCTACAGCCAGCAGAGCGCCTGCTGGACAAATCGCTTGAGAGTTTGACGGATCGTCAACGAGAGCAAGCTGCCCATTGGCGGCGAGTATTAGAGGAATGGCGTGCCTACATCGCAGATTACCCTAGACAGGGGACGGAGAAAACCAAGGATTTCATCGATGAGTACAATCGCTGGCATCCAACGATGCCACTAACAGAGCGGACCCTCCGCCATAAATGGAAGCTATACCGTGAGTTCGGCGAGGTGGCGCTTGCTGATGGCCGTGCCGATCGGGCCGACAAAGGAACAACGTCTATTCCTGACACAGCATGGTCTGTATTTTTGCAATGGTGGCTTGATGAAGGTCAGCCAACGGTAATGCATACCTATAATCTGCTCATTGAGTGGGCCAAGTTGGATATGCCGAAGCTTCTCCCGCTTCCAGCGGTGGATAGCTTTTATCGGGAAGTAAAAAAGATTCCTAAACCGGTCGTTGATTTCTTCCGCTATGGAAAAAAGAAATTCGAAGACGAAGCGCTCCCCTTCATTCAGCGCATGTACGACTGGATGGACAGCAATGATGTATGGGTAGCTGACTATCATACCTTGGACATATTTGTCCGGGATGACTATACGAGGCGGATCATGCGGCCTCATGTGGTCGCGTGGCTGGATGTACGCAGCCGGAAGATTCTCGCCGTCACGGTATGCGAGAGTTCCAATTCAGACGGGGTTATTAGTTCGTTTCGGAAGGCCGTCAATGAGTATGGCATTCCCAAAAGCGTCTATCTGGATAACGGTCGTGAGTTTCTGGTTCGGGACTTCGGCGGGCGCGGGAAACGGAAAACATCGAATAAAGCCAGTTATGGCGAGACGATACTGGAACGGCTGCAGGTGGAAATGGTCAATGCCCAGGTCGCTAACGCGAAGGCGAAAATCATCGAGCGAGCCTTCAGAACGTTCAGCGAACAATTTTCGAAGCTGGTCGAGACCTACACCGGCAGTAGTCCGGACCGGAAGCCTCACCGGCTGGAAGGAGTCTTGAAGAAAGGCGATAATATCCCACTCCGTTCGGAGATTGAAGAAAAATTGTGGACTTATATCGAGGGCTGGTATAACACGCGCACTAGCTCAGCTGCAGGAGTTAACGGCATGACCCGAAATGAAGCATACGAGAAAAATCTGATTACGAAACGGGTCGCGACAAAAGAAGAATTAAACCTGATGCTGCTCCGAACCGCCCGGCTGCAGTCGGTATGTCGCAATGGCGTCTATCTCGAATTTGGAGATACCAAGGTCTGGTTCTATGACCCGGAACTGGTCATGAATCATATGAAGCAAAAAGTTTTCGTCCGTTACAATCCGGAAGATTTATCAACCGTTCGGGTGGATGATGAGAATGGCCGCTTTATTATGGAGGCCCAATTGAAAGACGCTGGTGGATATGGCGGCGAGACAGACAAGGAAGCGATAAAGCGCAATGAGAAATTGAAAAAGCTCCAACGTGAAAATGTCAAGGAGTATATGGAGCGCCTTACAGATACGATTGAAGCGCCGCCTATGATGGATGTGCTCATGCGCGCCGCTCAACGCAATATCGAAGATGAGCAGTCGCGCAGTTATGAAGCTGAAATATTGGAGCCTGTCCGGATGGAAAGCTACCGGCCACCGCGTGCGGCGGGCGCAGAGGAAGACAACCTGATTGATTTGGAACGGATGATCGAAAATGCGCGGAGAAAGAAAGGAGAATGACCTGTGAAAGTACGGATACAGACATATATGCGCGAACAAGGACTGTCGCAGTCCGCCACGGCGAAGCTGTTAGGAATCGGGGAAAGTACGTTAAGCCGCTACTTGAGCGGTACATATCCGAATCCGGAGTCCATTGAGATGAAGATTTCGGATTTGCTCGAAAAAGAGGAACTGCGTCAAACCGTGACAGGACTGAATGATATTCCCTTCGCCCTGACCTCTATCTCCCAGCAAGTGATGAAGACGTTAGAGTATGCCCGGATTAAGCGAAACATCAGTGTAATCTACGGCGATGCGGGGATCGGGAAGACCCGTACTGCCAAGGAATGGGCCAGAGGTAAGACAGATGTTGTTCTGCTTACCGTTTCCCCAGCGCTAGGCAATCCGAAATCATTTTTCAAGTATTTAGCGCGTGAATTGAAAACAGTGAAGAACGGACATATCGACGATCTGTATTTGGAACTCTGTGACCGGCTAACCGGGAGCGACAAAATGATTGTCATTGATGAAGCCCAGCATCTGACCCTCAAGACGCTTGAAAATATTCGCGGGATTCAGGAGACGGCAGACGTGGCAATTGTCCTGATTGGGAACGAGATGATTTACACAAAAATGGTAGGCAGGCAGCAAGCGGAATTTGCGCAGCTATTCTCCCGCATCGGATGGCGGAAGCATTTGCTGACAGATCATTTTGTACAGGAGGATGTGCAGAAGGTGTTTGGTGGACATCTGGATGAGGAAGCGCTGAGGCTGCTGCTGGATATCTGCCATAGCAAATACGGACTGCGTGGCGCGGAACATGTATATATCAATTCCTCCAATAATGGCGATGTCTCGGCCAAAGGACTCCGGGCCATGTCCCGCACGATGGGGATTGTCTTATGAACAAGGACCGCCTTGTCAGCGACGTCAAGACCCGGAAGATGAACGAGGAAGAATTGGCCCGCCTCCGCGAACTGCCTTCCCTTCCTCCCACCGGCTCAGACGGTCAGCGTCTCAAGCCTCCATTTCAAATTCCGCAGCGTAAACGCAAATAGCCGGAATGCCCTCATCGGGACGTTGGGCGCGATTGGCTTTGCGCCCCTGATGAGGGCAGACCAGAAAGGAGAATAGACCATGACTGACTCAATCAAAGTGAAACACATTCAATTCGATGGTTTGGAGATTGGGAATACAATTGAAATCCGGTCCGGACATTATGCGGGTCGTCACGGTGTTATCAAGGACATGGGTGTGTTCTCATGTATGGGAGGCGCGTTGACATATACAGGTGTTCGCGTTGAGGTAAACGGCTTGGCTGGAACGTTAGTGCTCAATCCAGCGGACATTATTACGGTTCCCCATTCCTCCCAGGAAAACGACGGCCTTTTCTTTGCTGAATTGGATATATAAGCCGAAACGCTCCTTACTGGGGCGTCGGGCGCGAATGGCCTTGCGCCCCTGATGATGGCAGGCCAGAAAGGAGGATTTCCCAATGCTGACAGAACGGGTGAGGATGGCATCGGATGTCATCAATAGTCCCATGGATTCGAATGAATTTTGCAGACTGATTCAACAAACAAAAGGCATGACAGGGTACGACATGGAAGAATGGCTTTCTTCACTTACAAACGAACAGTTACGAGGCATTAAGAAATGCGCGGGGCATCTCTTTAACTTTACAACGAAAGCTTTGTTGAATCGATAAGATGGAAATCGAGATGGAAAAAGGCAGACGGCTAGCAACAAAACCGGTAACCCCGCAAGTCTGGAGAGATATTGAGATAACATTAAGAGACTTCTTCCACCGGATAAAACTCCGGTGTGACGGGTATGAAGTCACGCTTCAATTACAGAGGATCAGCGTCTTTCGTAATGCCATTGCGGTTTATATTAACGGTGAGATGAACTACAGCTGGCTTTTGGAAGAATGCGAGGAACGAAAGCGCTTTTTTTCGGTCTCATCACGCCAGTATTATTCCACGAAGGATATCAAGGACTTCAAGAAGATTGGTGGTAAACGATTAGAGCGTGAAATGAAAGCTCGCGGTAAATATACCACGTACCAACCCTATTGGTCATCATTTCGTTCATTAAAAACTCATTTTATGAAGAACAACCAGAACATTGAGTTGGTTATCGAGGAAGGAGTTGAGGAAGTTTGAGCAATGAACCCAATGGAATGACAATGTACATCGAGAAACTCCGTGAGATTCTTGGTAATGTGCCACGAATTTATGATGAGAATGTTCGAAAAATCGAGCAGCTTGAAAAGGAAACCAGTGACTTGATTCATGCTATTGAACTGCTTGAGCTTGACGATACGCATGCTCAAAAATACGCCTGTGAAATCCGGGAGGCGCGGTTGGATCGCAGGCGTCGCAAGGACCAGAATGCCGTCTTGAAACCACTTTACGATTATATTAAGGCGAATCCCAAGATGGTGCACGGATTGCGAGATGTCCACGAAAGCTCTAAGAAGGCAGCGGTTGCGCTGGAGGATCGGAGATACTATCCCCGTATCCGAATGGAAATGACAGAAGCCTTCGAAGAACAAGCGAGAAAAGGCGGTGATGCTCTTGGCAAAGAGCCGGACCAAACCAGCTCAGAAGGAACGGTCATGCATCGCGCAACCTCGCGATCCGAACCGTTGCATGGTTCAGTTCTCAACCTCTTGTAAAACGGTGACCACTGCAATCGTCAGCCTGGAAAGCATGCTACGGCAATTACGTCATCAACAAGGCAGGATGTACCGGGACATTACCTTCGATGGCAGTCGATTCACCATTGAATTGGAACCCGGAGGTGGACAGTTACATGGATATTGAATTGGTCTCACGCGAAGTTACACTCATCCGTGCCGCTTTACAGGCCCGTGCAATATGTGCCCCCGCTATTCATGCGCCACTATACAGACAGATAGCGGATCTCATGCATCCAGTCGGGTTATATACGTTCAACATTTTGGAGATGGCATGCATTTGCTTGGCGTTACACGATTACGCGGACACGGTTCGGGAAGCCTGCGGCTTGCCAGAGCACGCTGCTGAAGCGGAACAGCTTGCACGTATGTTCTGGCAGACTGAATCCGAAAGGAGGGTGCCCGGTGTCGGAACAGCCATTCCGGTTTGATCATCAGGCATTTGCGGATCGACTCGCCCGGTATTCTGAAGCAGACCTCCGCACGATTGACGCCTACTTCGCCGTGATTGCATTGACGCGAAAAACGCGGAAGTTGTCCAATGGCATCATTCGCGGAGAACTGGAATATTGGGCAAAATACCCCGTCGATACGGTGATGTATGCCATTCGACAACACATCAAATCGTATGTGGGCAAAAGAGAAGAATATACACGCGGTATTATACGAAATCGGGCAACAACGGGCCGCGTCATGGAGGGCGGACATCATGCAATCGTTGGACAAAGTGCTGAAATCAGCCAACGCGGCCATTACGGCCAAGGCGACGACCGGAACCGCTATATCGGAGAAGACGATCCGCTGCCCATATAACCGCTGCGATGGTTCTGGCTTCATCATGCTGTCCGGTGGATGGTCTGTCCAGGAGTGCCAATGTGAAATGGAACGCCGGGAGAAGTTGCGGGTTCAGAAATTGTTTGCTGAATTGCATGTCCCGAAACGATACCAGAGCAAAACACTGGAGACCTTTCAGCCGGAACTGCACAAGGGCCGTGGGTACGAGATGGCAACCCGCTTTGTGTCCCGCTTCGATGAAATCAAGACGGAAGGAACAAATGGATTGGCCTTCATCGGTCCGCCGGGCACGGGCAAGACTCATCTGGCTTATGCCATCTTGAACGCTCTCCTCCCCCGCGTACGCTCCGCGATCTGCGGCAGTGTTCCGGATCTAATGGAGATGCTGCGACCGCGTGACGAAGATCGAAAGGTCGGCGAGCAGCGGCTGCAGGCCCTGAAGACGAGCGAATTGGTTATCCTTGACGACCTGGGCGCGGAGCGGGAATCAGATTGGGTCACGGAGCGGCTATTCATGATTATCAACGCTCGATATAACGAGCAGCTTCCGACCATTATCACCAGTAATGTAGAGCTTGGAGTGTTGGAGCGAATGAATGGCTGGGAACGGATTATCAGCCGAATCAGCGAAATGTGTTATGCCGTGCTGTGCGACGGTAAGGATCGTCGAAAACATAAGAAAGGATGAATCGAATGAAGTTTAACAAAAGATTGAGCCGGGGCGGAGGAATCACGCTACCAGCGGCAATTCGGCGGCAATATGGTCTTGAGGCTGGCGAAAAATTCGGCATCACTGTAAACGATGAAGACGGCACGATTATGCTGCAACGGTCACAGGGGCAATGTTTGTTTTGCCAAAACGACAAGAAGCTGATTGTCTTTCATGGGCGTTTTGTTTGTGCCGAATGCGTGCAGCATATGGATGCCGATGTGAGTGAACGCGAATTTTCCAATTCTTTTGAAGGGAGAGTTGAAGAATGAAGGCGGAAGCAGCTCGCATCCTGATTGATGAAGCGATCGGTCTGGAAAAAGAAATGGCCGAGAACAAGAAGCGCCTGGATCAACTCCAGGCTCGCATTCAGGCCCACGCCTTTGCGGAAATGCAGAACAAAAATCTAAAGTACCGGCGCGTGTATGGGAATCAGGGCCATGCCAACGTCACCTACAAGGTGAAGTTTCAGCTGAACAACTACACCCGCCTGCTCCGGGCGGTGGGCGATATCGCCAAGGACCACGTCAAGCGCAGCGAGGAAGTGAAGTATGATGCAAAAACGGGCTTTAAAGCGGCTTTAATCGCGGTTGTTGATGGTGACTACAGCAAAGAGATCCCGGTTGTAGACGTATTGCGTGGCCTAGGACTGGATGACAAGCAGATTAAGGCAGCAGATAAGCGGCTGAAAGGCAACTACAGCAAGGATAAAGCGATCCTGGAGTCATTCGGCATATCGGGGGAGCTGGAGGAAGAGCTGGATGCGATCCGGCGCTACCGGACAGCGGAGTTGGTGGAGTCCTATTTTGGGCAGCTTACCCCGCTTCAGATTGACGAAATCAAGCGTGCCGTTACGGTTGAGCAGGAACTGGCAATCGGACTGGAGTATGAATCATGAGCCGGGCGCAAGGCGCAGCAGCAGAGCCGAAGAAGCTCATCTGGACGCTCGGCAGAAAAATGGGGCTGGAGGAAGCGGATATCCGTGCCGTGCTGCGGCGGGAAACTGGCAAAGACAGCATGCGGCAATGTAGCGAGCATGAATTGCGGCGTGTGGTGCTGGCCTTGCGCCAGCTCCAGGGCGAGCAGAACTACACTGGTGACCGCGCAACCAAGCGGCAAGTATGGAAGATTTATCAGTATGAGAGGGAGCTAGGGTGGACAGATAATCCAAAGCGTCTGCAGAGTTTCCTGCAAAAGTATTACCGAACAGATCGCCCGGAATGGTTGACAAGGGCACAAGCCTGGAAGGCGATTGAAAGCTTGAAAAAGCTTACAACCAAGTTGGAAGGCTGAACAAGGAGGGGTGATGAATGGTAGTGACGGAGGAAAAATTGGAATGGCGCGCCGTCAAGGGTGTCTTCCGTAACTACAAGCAAAATGAACTGTATTTGAAAACAGAAGACTTGCCAAGCGTGACAGAAAACTATCAATTGGTTATGATGGTAGAAGGAACGGATATCCAGTACGCTCCTGACTATCAGTTGAAGCGGAAGGAAGCCCAGATGTACAATGCTGCGGTCGTACGATGCGTCAATCGGCTGACCGTAATAGAACGCAAAATCATCATCCCCTCATATATGGAAGCAGAATATGTTCCTCCTTGGCAAATTTACGAGCCGCTCCATGTGAGCCGGACGTTGTTTTATACGACGAAGGCTCGCGCAATCGGCAAGCTTTATGTCTTATTTGAAATCGAACAACTACTGCGCAAATGACAGGATTAAAGTCCGTACTAATATTGAACCAAATCGCGTCTCCCCGGAGATAAACTAAAACCAGTGAAGGCAAAAGCCGCAGCTGGTTTTTTTGTTTTCCGGGGTGCCTCCCGTATCGGGCGTAGCGGTGTGTTACCGAATGGCGATGAAGGATTCTCATGGCTGCGTCCGGGTTGGCGGGAGGCGGGCTGGAGAACTCCGGAGCCTATGCACTTGTTGCGGCGGCCACACGGCGATAGGTTTGTTCGCTTTGTGACGCCTCAAACAGCCCCTCCCTCTCCCGCCGGGTGGCCAATTTTGAGGTTGAATGATGTTGCAAGGGGGAACTCATGTGCCAGATTGGCTTGTACAGCTTGCATTTACAACGGCAATTGGTATCATATCGTATTTCTTAAAATCATTTAAAACACAGCAAGATAAGCGTGATGATGAGCAGCAAGCGCAAATCGAGCGTCTGGAACAGAACTTTCAGGAATTTAAATTAGAGGCGGCGGACCGTTATGTACATAAAGATGATTTTATCCGCGCAACTGCACAAACGGACCGTAAGCTTGATCGCATTTATGACGAGATCATTAAGCTGACTCGTCAACAATCGGAGGGGAAATCGTAATGGATCAGAAAGAGGTTTTGAAGAACCGGCAGTATCGTGGGCAGATTATGCGAATTGTCGCGATGTTCTACCCTGACCCGGTCACGGTCAAGCAGCTGAAGCTTGCCCTGCAAGAGTATGGCATGATTTACACCAGTGAAATCGACAAACACATTCACTTCCTCGCCGACGATTCGGACAAGGAAAGCCCGCCATACATTCGCCGGGCGGATGGCTTCATAAAGGAACTGACCGATAACGATAAAATTTATATTACGAAAGCTGGTATCAGACTGATTGAGGGCAGCATTCAAGACGACGATGTCGTGCTGTAATCGGCCATGACGAAAGCATTCAAGAAATACCGTAACCGGAGTAAGGTGCACGGCTTGCCGCCGGACATTCGGTCTGAAGTGGATGAGATGCTGTCAGACATCAATCTGACGTATTCGGATATTTGCAAATGGCTGGCCGAACAGGGGCATCCCATCTCACATAGCGCGATTGGCCGCTATGCGTTGGAGAGCAAGCAGCTTGCCGCCCGGCTTATTGAGACACAAACACGCGTCCAAGAGCTAATGAAGGTGGCAAGGAAGCAACCGGATGATGGTGCCTTGACGAAGGGGGCACTGCAAATTGCAGCCGGGAAGCTCGCCGAACGGATTGCCCTCATCGAGGACGAACTGGACGAGTTGCCCCCGGAGTTGGTGATTGACCTGATGGTAAAACTGTCCCGCACCGAGGCATACAAAACAAAAATTTATGCTGCGCTGCGGAATGAATATGAACAGGCATATGAACGATTCAAGGAGTCAGTCTATGCGGAACTAGAGGCAAATTATCCGGAAGTGGCAGAGCGACTTGTTGAAATTGCGAACGAAACGCTAGGCAAAGTTGGTGAAGGTAGTTAAAGATTGCGGGTGAAGAAATGAGTATCATCAATGATTTTCGGAAAAATACGGACGAGCAAAAACGGAAGAAAATTATTGAGCACGGTCGAACAAACTTCCGTGAATACTGCAATCGAATGAACCCGTCATTCTTCAAGCCGCACCGTACTTATCAAGACCATTTGTGCAACACGCTTCAAGCGGCATATGAAAAAAAGCTTATCAATCCGGATACGGGCAAGCCGTATGATATTATCATCATCAATTTGCCGCCTGGGTTCGGAAAGTCATACACCGGCATTATGTTTGCAACATGGGCTTATGGTCAAGATATACGTAACCAAATCGTTGAGGTGTCATACAACCAAACGCTTGCAGAAACGTTTTCTAAAGCTGTTCGTGAGGCAATTCGAGATGAAGAAATCGAGGGCGACATGAGTCATTTTGTCGTCAATTCCTTCTTTCCGAAATTGAAAATCAAAGCGGGTGACGGTGCAATGACGCGCTGGGCGCTGGAAGGATCGTACATGTCCTATCTTGCCAGCGGCTTTGATGGCACACTGACCGGGATGCGGGGGAATATCGGCATCATTGACGATCCGATTAAAAACGCCGCCGAAGCGGTGAATGAACGCGTTAAGGAAGGGCATTTCAATTTTTATAAAAACACGTTCACATCGCGGATGTTGGACGGCGCACTCCAAATTATTATTCAGACCCGCTGGGCAACCGATGACCTGGCGGGTCGTTTGCTTACCGAATTTCCGCAGCGTTGCTACGAAATCCGGCTGCCTGCGCTGACGGAGGACGGGCGCAGTCTCTGTGAAGATTTGTATTCGACTGAAGATTTGCTGCAAAAGAAGGCTACCTTGGACGAACATATCTGGCTTGCGAACTTCATGCAGGAACCGATCGATATCCGGGGCGGACTGTACGCCAACGGCTTCAATACATATGACGCGGTCGATGACACTGCCTTCGAACGCGTCATTGCCTACGGTGATACGGCGGATGAAGGCGAAGACGATCTGTGCGTCATCAGCGCCGGTGTCATTGACAAGTACGCCTATGTGCTGGATGTGTACTTTACAGGGGACGCCATGGAAATTACGGAGCCAGAAACGGCCCGCCGCCTGGATCTGCACGATGTCCGGGAAGCGGCCATTGAAAGCAATAACGGGGGCCGGGGCTTCGCCCGCAATGTTGCTGGCGAACTGCGAAGATTGAAGAACCGGAAGTGCCAGGTCACCTGGTTCACGCAGAGCAAGAACAAACGGACGCGCATTCTGGTCAATGCGTCTAACGTGCTGGAACAGGTCATTTTCCCGGAAGGTTGGGAGAAGAAATGGCCTGCCTTCTACAAGGCGCTGATGAAGTATCAGCGTAAAGGCAAGAATGCGCATGATGACGCGCCGGATGCGCTGACCGGACTTGTTGAGTTAGTCAATGGCGATGTCAAATTGAAACGAAAAGCAAGAGTCGGATCACGCCGCAGGTTGGGATTGTGAGGTGAGAATATGATTAAAGTCAGACCTGACACGCCGATTACGCCGGAAGTGGTGGGGAAAATTATTGAGCGTTTCAAACGTGACGATCTGCCCCGCTTGCAGCGTCTCCGTAAATACTATTTAGTCAAAAATGACATTTTGTCCCGGACGGTGAACGACGAGAAACCGAATAACAAGCTAGCGCACGGACTGGCCAAGTATATCGCCAAGATGGCGACCGGCTTTTTTATGGGCGAGGGTATTCGGGTGAGTACCCCGGATGAAGCGTATAAGGAACAACTGGATGAGCTCCTGAAAGATGGCGCTACCGGCGACCCTAGCTTTGAAATTGCGAAAGAGATGGCAATCACGGGCGAGGCTTTTGAGATTCTGTACATCAATGAATCGGCCGATCTGCGAAGTGTACGCTTCCCGGCAGAGGAAGTCATTCCGGTGTACTCGCTTTCTGTTGGCGAGTTCCTGGAGTTCGCGGTTCGAATTTATGTCGAAGAGGATCTGTTGACAGATAATAAAGTAGATTACGCCGAGGTGTATACAAAGTCCGAAGTCATCACCTATCGGGGGACGGAGGGGAGGTATGCAGAAGTTGATCGGCGGACGCACGCCCTGAATGATGTCCCTGTTGTGATTTACTGGAACAATGAGGAGCGCAAGGGTGACTTTGAGGACGTGATTACCCTTGCTGACGCCTACGATAAGAGCCAAAGCGATACGTTGAACGACTTTGAATATTTCACTGACGCGTATTTAGTCATCGTGGGCGCTGGCGGCGGGATCGTCGGCTCCGATCCCGAATCGGAAGAAGATGAAAAGGCAATCCGGACATTGAAACGGGACCGCATCCTGTTTTTGGACGAAAAAGGACAGGCGGATTGGTTGATCAAGCAGATCAACGACACGGCCGTGGAAAACTTTAAAAACCGTCTCCGGAATGACATTTTCTTTCTCTCGCAGGTTCCCGCCCTCTCCGATGAGAGCTTTGCTGGCAATTTGTCCGGTGTAGCGCTACGGTACAAACTGTTTGGCTTGGAGCAACTGGCTGCGGAGAAAGAAAAACGTTTCCTTCCCGCTTATCGGAAGAAGCTTCGAATGTTAACAGATTATATCAATACCCGCTACAATACGAACTATAAAGCGAGTGCTGTAAAGGTCACATTTGATCGCAATACTATCGACAACCTGCTCGATCTGGCGAATGTGGTGGCGCTGCTCGACGGTAAGGTCAGTAAAGAAACTTTGCTCCAATTGTTGCCCTTTGTGAAAGATGCCAAAGAGGAACTGAAACGGTTGTTCAAGGAGATTGCTGATATAGAGGGAATACCGATGGCAGACGAAGAAGAGGCTCTCCGATTGGCGGGTGTAACCAATGGCGGCCCAGACGAATGAGTCTTACTGGCTTCACCGGCAGCTGGCCAACGAAGCCAAGGCAGTTAACTATACCGAATTCAAGTTACGGGAATTGGGCCGGCACTATCGAAAGGCCACAAAGAAAATCGAAGCCGAGATCGCGAGATTCTATAAAAAGTATGCGGGACCGGACGGCAAAATCGATATGGCAACGGCGTCGGTTTACGTTAAGAACAATCTGACCCGCTTGAGCGAGCTGAAAAGGCGCATCCAAGAGCAGCTCGCTGAGGTGATGACTCGCGAGGCTCAGCTTACCAAGGGGACTCTTTCTAGGATCTATCAGGACGGGTATTACAAAACTAACTATGAGCTCCAGCGCTTCCGCGCGAACTATCGGAATGTAGATCGCCTCTCCCCTGCACATATCGATAGGGCGATCAGCACGGCCTGGAGTGGACGGAGCTATTCGGCACGCATCTGGGGACGTCATCAGCGGCTCTCCAGGGCCGTGGACGAGATCATGACGCAAGGCGTGATTTTAGGTCATAGTAACGATCGCATGTCGCGGCAGCTCTCCGAACGCATGAGCGTCAGTTACAGCAACGCCAAGCGCCTGGTTCGTACGGAAAGCAATTACGTATACAATCAGGGAACGCTGCAAGGCTACGCAGACGGCGGCATCGAAGAGTATGAATATATCGCTACGCTAGACATGCGCACATCAACGGTTTGTCAGGGACTGGATGGCAAGCGCTACAAGCTCCGGGAGGCTCAGGTCGGGTATAACTACCCGCCCATGCATCCCAACTGCCGGTCGACGACAGTCCCCTACTTTCCGGATGAAATCCTCCCGGGAAAACGGAGCGCTCGCGATTCGGAAGGCGACACGATGTATGTGCATGGCAATCTAACTTATCCGGAGTGGGCAAAGAGGTATTTGCAGCCGGCACACGACGAGAAGCTTGAATAAGGTTCCAACACCCGATAATAGCGGGTGTTTTTTCTGTCCATTTTTAGGCCTACATATTTCCGTTTTAAGACGTGATAAGGGGAGGTGGATGGATTATGCCTTCAGAATCTTTTAAAGCAAATGCAAGGCGATTAAAGGCGAATTAAAGGACATCGGAAGGGGTGAGCTAGATGTAGCGGGATGATTGCAATCAAATTAGCCGAAATCATATTAAACCGAGGGGGAACGACAATGTTTAGATTTGGACGCCAATGGATGCCGCGTATGGGGGTAGATGAGGGAGCGGGCAGCGCAGGATCTGCCTCTGCAGGAGAAGAGAAAACAGAATCTGCCCCTCTCTCTGAAGAGGAAATCGCGCGACAGATTGAGGCAGCGAAGGAAGCAGCGAGGGCAGAGGCAAAAGCCGAGTACGAGCAGCAATTGGCTGAGAAGCTGGAACAAACAAAAACGGAAGCCGCCAAGCTAGCGAAAATGACCGCCGATGAAAAAGCGGCCTATGAGCGTGAGCAGCGCGAAGCGGAGCTGACCCGCCGCGAAGCAGCCATTGCAGAGCGAGAGTTACGAGCGGAGACCGGCAAAATTTTGGCGGACAAAGGGTTACCGGCAGGTGTGCTTGATATTGTAATTGGCAAGGATGCCGCTGACACCGCCGCGCGGATCGATGCCTTTAAGGCCGCATATGACAAGGCGGTGCAGGCGGGCGTCGAGGCACGGCTACAGGGTAAAACGCCGGTTACGGGCAATCAAGTGGCTCAGGCGGACACGGATGCTGCACGGGATGCCTTTACAAAAGCGCTTCAAGGAGGGTTTAACTGATGGCCAACAAACTTCAATATGCAAGTATTTTTCAATCGGAGCTGGACAAGCAACTCGTAGCGGAAGCGACAAGCGGCTGGATGGAGCCGAATGCCGCCCAGTTGATTTATAACGGCGGTGCCGAAGTCAAGGTGCCAAGTATCGTTATGGAAGGATTGGGCGACTATGACCGCAACAAGGGTTTTGTCGATGGCGCAATAACGCTGACATATCAGACGATGACCATGACCCAGGATCGTGGCCGGACGTTCTCTCTGGACGCGATGGATGTCGATGAAACCAACTTTGTGGCCGCAGCGGGCACAATCATGGGCGAGTTCCAACGCGAGCATATCGCTCCAGAGATTGATGCCTACCGATACAGTCGCATTGCCTCACTTGCTATGGCAAACGACCGTGCAAGCGGCGGATACACCCCGTCCAAAGCGTCCATCTTCTCGACGCTGCTGAATGATATTGCGACGGTGCAAGATGTTGTAGGAGAGTCCGTAAAACTTGTAATCTCCTTGTCCTACAAGGTCGCAAACATTCTGAGTCTGAACGATGAAGTGAAGCGCAGAATTGATGTCGTGGATTTCGTGCAAGGCGGAGTGACGACGAAAGTACAGGCGCTCGACGGCATCCCAATTCGCCGCGTGCCATCGGCCCGCATGAAAACAGAGTATCTATTCCGCGACGGGGAAACGGAGGGGCAAGAAGCGGGAGGCTTTGCCCCTACTGAAAAGGCAAAGGACATCAACTGGCTGATTACCGCCCGCAATGCGCCGATTGCAGTCAGCAAGACGGATATTGTCCGGGTGTTCGATCCAGAGACAAACCAGAAGGCGAATGCCTGGAAGATTGATTTCCGCAAGTATCATGATTTGTGGATACCGACCAACAAACTGCAAGGCGTGTTTGCCAATATTCAGCAGGAACTGTAGGCCGAGCTGCCTGAAAGGAGACATGCAGGATGAACGGAAAAATGTATACGTTGCGAAAAGAGGGTGCCGTCAAAGTTACGACCTCTGAAGCCAAAAGGGCGGCATTGCTTGCCCTTGGCTACGAAGAAGTCGCAGACAAAAAGTCCGACAAAAAAGACGACGCGGGCAGCGAAGACAAATGAGCCTGGCCGGTCTGAAAGAGCGTCTCAGCGTCGCGCTTGAAGATCATTCGCAGGATGGTCAGCTGCTCATAATGCTGCAAGACGCAACGGACTTTTTTTGCGCCTACTGCCGCCGGATGAGCGTCCCGGCGCGTGCGGAGGGGCTGATTGAGCGCCTGGCTGTCTGGCAGCGGGAACACCGGATTGGCGTCACATCGGAGTCGATTGGAGACACAAGCGTATCATTTGACGTCTCCGATCTGCCGATGGAGCTGCAGCGCGAGCTGAATCGTTATCGGCGTATCGGAGCGGGGTGAATAGATTGAGGTTGTACCGAAGCGTATTGGAAACGAACTATACGGACCGAATGACTATCTTCCGGATGCAGGATGGTAAACGCGGCGGGGAGACGGTGCTGACGCTGGAGGAAGTATCCGTCTCCCTGCCCTGCCGTATTTCGCAGACCGGGCTGGCGAAGAATCAGCAGACTTCTGTCCAGAACGATATTCGCTACGACGCCAAGCTGTTTTGCGCCCCGGAGTGGGACATTCGCCAGGGCGACACGATTGATGTTACACGCGGGGCGAGGACGCGCCGCTATATTGCCGGTGAGCCGTTTCCGTACGATACTCACCAAGAAGTTGGCCTGCAGCGGAAGGATCGGGCTTGAATGGGCAAATGGGGCGAGTTTGATATCAGTGAATTTATTCAGCTGCGCGATCGGCTGCAGGCGATGCTGGATGACAACATCATTGAGCAGTTTATCCGGGATTTTCTGACCGAGATGGCACACCGGGCGATCCGGAAAATTAAGAAGCGTACCCCGGTGGATACCGGCCTGCTTCGGAACAGCTGGAGTATCGGAACGATTGTGAAGCAGGGCAATGCGTATGTCATCGAAGTATATAGCGATATCGAATACGCTCATTTCGTGGAATACGGGTTTCATGCTCACTGGGTGCCGGGCCGTTGGGAAGGCAATACCTTCGTGTATGATGCCTCTGCCAAGACCGGCATGCAGGTCGGAAGAAAAGGCGGCTGGGTGCCGGGAAAATTCATGCTGACGATTAGTATGAAAGAAATGGAGCGCGAATTGCCCCGCTATCTCGAAAAGCGGCAAAAAAGGCTATTGCAGCAGCTATTGAATGGCGGAGGTGATAAATCGTGATTACCGTCAATGAGGTGCGTCGGGCTGTCATACAATCACTGGATTCTCGCTTCCCGGAGATGCGGATATATGGGGAAGAGATAAAACAAGGATTGCAAGAGCCTTGTTTTTTTGTGCAGCTCTTCCCCGTCAGTCAGGAGCGGGAGCTGGGACGTCGATACAAGCGATATCATGCCTTCGATATTCATTACTTCCCTTCCGTGCCAACTCCGGGCGAGCCGGAGTCTGCAAACGATGAGATGCATGCGATGGCAGAGCAGCTATACGATGTACTGGAATACATCACGGTGTCAGGCTCTTTACTTCGAGGGACCGGAATGAACCACGAGATGATCAACGGTATCCTGCATTTCTTTGTCGATTACAATATTCACTTGATGCGACCGAGGCCGGACAGCCCGGTCATGCGAGCGCTGGATCAGGAGGCGAGAATAAATGAAAGAGCAACAACCGGCAGCAAATGAGCCAGAAGCAAAATATAGTAAGGAACAGTTTCTGCGCTCACGAAAATTTTTAGGCGGGCGCGACATTTTGGACGCTTTAATGGATAGCGAGAAGCTGTACACGGAGAAACAAGCAAAGCAAATCCTGGACGGTTATAACAAAAGGACGGTGAAGTAAATTGGCAGGCGGAGTGTGGACGACGCAAAATAAAACGCGAACGGGTGTGTATATCAACTTTGTATCCGAGGCAAGTCCGCTGGGCTCGGTCGGCGAACGAGGCATTGCAGCATTCCCCGCCTCGCTTCCATGGGGCAATCCAGGGTTGATTATACTGGATGCTGCGACATATATGGATGAGGCCCTACCCCGGGTTGGTTTCCACGCCGGAGACGGCCGCATACGACACATCACGGCGGCGCTGGCTCATGCGCGTCGGGTGCTGATTTATCGGCTCGGAGCCCAGGGGGCGGCCAAGGCAACTGTCACAATTGGCAAGTTGACGGCTACAGCGAAATGGGCGGGGCTGCGAGGAAATGACCTTTCGCTTGTCGTCCGGCAAACCTTGGATGATGAGGACACTTTCGAAGTGTTGACGTTGCTGGAAGGCGAAGAAGTGGATCGGCAAACTGCCGGAACGGTGGAAGAACTAACGGCAAGCGATTTTATTGACTGGTCGGGAACCGGGGCGCTTACCGCTTCAGCGGGTGCGCCGCTTACTGGAGGAACGGCGGGAACGGCTACAGGCGGTGAATACTCCGCTGCTCTGGCCGCATTCGAACCTGAAGATTTCAATGTTTTGGGTATCCCTGTTGATGATCTCCCTACGAAGCAACTCGCCGTCTCTTACGTTAAACGGCTCCGCGACGAGGGCAAGAAAGTCGTGGCGGTCGTAGTCGGGTACCCGGATGCCGATCATGAGGGCGTCATCAGCCTGAAGAACAGCGTTGTTACAACGGATGGCCTGACTGTCGAACCGACTTGCTTATTATGGGAGATTGCGGGCATGACGGCGGCAGCGGGCATGAATCAGTCTCTGACCTATCAGTCCATCCCTGGAGCGGTAGATGCACATCCCCGGCTATCGAATGCAGAAACGGAGCAAGCGTTGCGAAACGGCGAGCTGGTCATCACCGCTTCTGATGGCCGGGCATATATCGAGCAAGACATTAATACACTAACGAGTTTCACACCGGAGAAAGGCCGTCCCTTCAGCAAAAACAGAGTCATTCGGGTTTTGGATAGCATCGCTAATGACCTCAAGCGGATATTCGAGCTGTATTACCTTGGGAAAGTCAGCAATGACGCGGACGGTCGCAGCATGCTGCGCTCGGAAATGGTCACGTATCTGGAGTCGCTTCAGTCCATGCGAGCCATTCAGAACTTTGATCCCCAACGCGATATCTTCATTACGATGGGCACAGCATCGGATAGCGTATATGTGGAGCTGGCCGTGCAACCGGTGGACGCCATCGAAAAAATCTACATGAAAGTGACGGTGAGATAGCATGCCATTTTTGCAGGCAAAGGACACGATTAGCGGCCAGGAAGGCCGGGCATACGCTATCATCGACGGCAATAGGGAAGAAATGTTCTACGTCAAAAAAATTGAAGCCAAAGCTGAGAAGAACAAGACCGAAGTAAAAACGTTAGGCCGGCGCGGTGTGCAGCACAAGGCGACCGGTTGGAGCGGGAGCGGCAGCATGACGATTTACTATGTTACGTCCACGTTCCGCAAAATGATGTACAACTACATTAAGAACGGCAAGGACATCTATTTTGATGTGATGGTCACGAATGAAGATCCGACTTCTTCGATTGGCAAACAAACCGTCACCCTGAAAAACGTGAATTTGGACAGCGTCGTGATGACATCCCTTGACACTGAGGCTGAAGTCCTGGAAGAGGATGTTGATTTTACGTTCGATGATGTGGACATGGATATGAATGAAACGTTCAGAGCCCCGGTCCTGGGCTAATATAAACAAACGGAGGTTATCGTATGAGTTCCTTACAAGCGTTTTTTGCACAGAATGCGGCTATTGAAGTCGTGGAAGAGGTTATCGTTTCAGATCGGTTCCGGGATGAAGCGGGAGACCCGATACCGTGGAAAATTCGTAGTATCACGGAAGAGGAAAATGCCGAGTTACGAAAAGCAGCAACCAAAAAGGTAAAGGGAAAAAACGGGGCTCACAGCTTTGATTTTAATTCCGAGGAATATCTGGCGAAGATGACCGTCGCCGGTGTCGTTTTCCCAAACCTGAAAGATGTGGAACTGCAGAAATCATATGGAGCCATGGGAGCCGAGTCTTTATTACGCAAGATGCTTCGTCCAGGCGAATTTTCCGACTTGCTTCAGAAGGTACAAGAAATTAATGGTTTTAATAAAAACATCAATGAACTGGTTGAAGAGGTAAAAAACTGATTATGGAGGGCGATGGCGAGGCGAATTACGCTTACTTCGCCCTCCACGAGCTGGGTATACTCCCTCATGATCTGGCAAGTATGGACATCTATCAGAAAGCGGCCATCTTCGCGATGATCGATGTCCGGATTGAGAAGGAGAAAAGGGAGAGGAAAAAGAAGAAGTAAGCGCCCTTCGGGGCGCTTTTTGGGGTGGTGATGAGCATAACAACCGCGAGTGGCAGCTTGCAGCTGTATGATGAGATGAGTGGCCCGTTGAAGAATATCATTGAGGCTGTCAGTATGACGATCGCATCCATGGAACGCATGCAGGCGACAGCAGAGGCACCGTCTTTAATCTCTTTCGATGGCGCGCGGCAAAAGATAGCGGCCGCCAATGCGGAAATTATCGCAATGGGCGAGGAACTACAAAGGATGCAAGAGACTCCCCCCTCCCCTCCCGCTCCACCTGAATGGTTGACACAGCCTTTGCCGGATTTATTTCACTCGACGGGCATTGACCGGTTCAAGCAAGAGGCGGATGCAGCGGCTCAGATGCTTCAGGATATTCAGGTAAAACAAGCTGCAATATCCAGCAATGATATGAGCTTCTTGCCGTCGAATGCCCAATCCGAAATCGCAGGTATGAACCAACGCGTGGCTCAACTCGCCCAGCGGTTTCACGACGCCGTAGCGGAAAAAGAAGAGCTCGCGAAGAAAGCTGATCCGGAGGCGCTAGGGCCACTGAACAGCGCCATAGAAAAGATGCGTTCCCAGTTGTCCGATACCGTGTCCGAACAAAATAAGCTGAACGACGCGATGGCCCGGGGTGATTTGTCGGCTGTGAACGAGTCCTACCGCAAGATGACTCGGCAAGTTAATGATATCGAACGCGGGATACGGGATAACATCGTAGCCCAGGAGAAATTCAATAAAACCGTCAATGACGGAAACGGCGGAATGGACGGGCTGCTCAAGAAGGTGCTGGGCATTGCCGGTGCATACATGGGTTTCAGTGCAGTCAAAGATTTCATTAGTTCCTCCGCTGCTGGGGCAAAGGACATGATATCAACCGAACAGCGGCTTCAGTCCATCATGGGCAACATCAACGGTATGACGCAGGATGGAATTGAATTGGTCAAGCGGCGTGCAATGGAGCTGGAGAATGAAACCGCCATTTCGGCGGGCGTGGGAATACACGGACAGTCTCAGTTAGCCGAGTACGTGTATGATCCCAAGAACATATCCGACATGACCGAAGCGATGTATAATCTTGCCACGGAGACCTACGGGGCTCAAGTAAGTCAAGAGCAACTTGTCCAGACGGCTAACTTGATGGGGAAAGTTATGCTCGGCGATATTAACGCCCTTTCCCGAAATGGATTTCCGATTGACGCCATCTTCACAGAGGCCGAGCAAAAGCTATTTAAAACTGGCACGGAAGCAGAACGGGCTGCAATGGTCATTGAAATGATTAACGAAAATCTGGATGGACTTGCGCAGGCGATGGCCCAGACGCCGGAAGGCCAGATCATCCGTATGCAGAATGCCTGGGATGGCGTGAAGGAGAAAATCGGTTTTGGCGTCCTGCCCTTAATCGGCCAGTTTTCGGATTTCATTTTGACGAACATGCCCGTCATTGAGGCTGTTTTCTTGAATGTATTTGGAACAATGATTGACCTACTGCAAAATGTGATGAATATAGCGATGGATGTAGCTACGTTCTTCATTGAGAATTGGTCATGGATTGAGCCGGTTCTGTGGGGGATCGTGGGTGCCCTCACCGTGTATCTCGCCTTGACGAACGCCGTAGCCATGGCAACGCGTATTGCTGCGGCGGCGCAGGCAGTATACAACGCGATTCTCAATGCGAATCCATACTTCTTGATTATTACACTGATTGCGGCGGTCATCGTGGCTCTGATTGCACTGTGGAATAAAAACGATGCTTTTGCGGCCGGGTTGATGCGGGCATGGAATGCGATTCTGAACTTTTTCGATCAGGTCCCGATATTTTTCCGGCGCGTGGGTAACGGCATCGTGAATATCTTCCAAAATATGAAGGTTGGTACGCTGCAGATTATGGAAAACTTGATTAACGGCGTCATTGATAGGATTAATGGACTCATCAATATGCTTAACAAGATCCCTGGCGTATCTATAGACGCGATTGACCACGTTGGCTTTGCGGCTGAGGCAGCTGCCGAAGCTGAAGCTATTAAGCAGGCTGGAGAAGATGCCGTCGCGGCCATGGAGCAAGCGGCCAGAGAGAAAGCTGCCGCGAGGGAGCAGGCCGTCAAGGAGCGCATGAAAGCGCGGGAGGAAGCTCGGAAGAAGGCCGAAAAGGAGAATGACGACAAGTTCAAACGTCCTGATCTGGTGGGGAAAAACTTGGGGACTGGTCCATGGGATGTTGGAGATGGGAGATTACCCAACATCGATAAGGTGAAGGAAGTCGGTAAAATCAAAGACCAGGTGGATATCTCCAGTGAGGATATCAAGGTGATGCGCGACCTAGCCGAGATGAAGACGATTCAGAATTTCGTGACACTGACGCCTACCGTACAGATCACAACGGGTGATATCCGCAACGGCGAGGATCTCGATTCCTTATTCGCCCGGCTGGAGCGGGAAATGGTCCAGGAGATCGAATCGTCAGCCAGGGCGGTATATGAATAACCCTCATGGCGTATTTTTCCATGCTCTGATAGAATGGGAGATATATATTGTTCATGGAGGGAATGCATATGAAGAAACCCGTCATAAGTGTGGCTGCCGGTCTTATCGCCGGTATAATCATTGGGGCTGCCGCCATGGTGAGCACGCCAGCATTCGGAGCCGCCAAGCAATACGTACTTACCCTTTTCGAACGTCCTGTCATCGTCAACGGCATCGCCTACAAGGATGCGGAGAATCCAATTCTGAACTACGAAGGCAAGGCGTACATTCCACTCGCGAAAATCGGCGATCTGACAGGCGTTCAGTACAAATGGAATTCCGAGAAAAAGCAAGTTGAAATAAATTCAGGAAACAAAGGCGGCGGCACATCCGGCCCGGCTGGGCTGGAGAATGTCAATCTTAAACCGAATTCTGTAATCATAGTAGACGCCGAACCATTCAAAGGCTATAACGAGGTTCCGGATAGCGCTGACCTCAATATTGAATTTGCAGAAATCGAAGGGCAACCGCAGCCCCCACTATTGAGTGAGGGCTGGGTGTCAGAGGATTTATTAGACAGGGTTTTAGGTTATAGTACTTTATTAGGCGATGAACCCAATACAGTAAAGATCGATAAAAACTATGAGGTTTTATTGACCTTGAACTTTCCTGAAGGCTGGTCAGAGAAAGGTTATGGGGAAACAATTGTTTCTGGTATACAAGTGAAAAGGCACATGAAGACCAATTACTACAACATTGTAGATTTAGAAAAAGCTATAGGAGCTATTAAGTAAATATCGTACTTTTCTAAGAAGGTCCTCCATTCACAGGAGGGCCTTTTTACATGGAGGAAATAACTTATGGCACATCCATCCCTTCAGTTTGATTATTATATTCGCTTAAGCCATAACAATGGCGCTGAAGAATTTTACTTCCCTGTTCTTCCAGAATCGATCGAAATCAAGAAAAAGGGTAAAGGCCAGTCTTACAACATTGTCGGCTTGGGAGAGATAAATGTCATCCATTCAAGAGAACTTGCTGAGATAAGCTTTGAGAGTTTCTTTCCAGTTGACAGAAATGCACCGTATTTGTCAATTAACAATGCGCTATACCGAACACCCAAAGACTGCATCAATAAAATAAGCAAATGGCAAGGGGCCAAGTATCCAAGTCGCATCACAATCAAGGCACCGAACATGAGCCTCTCCATTGCCTGCAGTATTGAACAATTCGACCGTCGTGAGGATGCGGGAAGCGGCGATATTTATTTCCGTCTGACACTCAAGGAGTACAGATTTTATTCCCCCCGCAAGGTCATCATGGCTAAGGACGAAAACGGGAAGACCGTGCTTCAAAAGCAGCCGCCTAAGCGGTTGGATGAGAGAGTCCCCCCGACGAGTTACACGCTCAAGCCCGGCGAAGATTTGGGGAAAGTCGCGAGGATGCAGCTAAACGATGAAACACGTTGGCGGGAAATTCAGAAGCTAAACAATCTGACAGATGCAGACTTGAAGAAACTAAAGCCGGGGTTGGTATTGAAACTACCGGAAAGGCGATGATCCCATGTTGGAGGTAACGATCGATAATCGGGACGGTAATCTGTGGGAGATATCACGGCTTGTCGCCAGTATGAAGATAAGCACGCATCGAATCGGCAAAGCCGGTGTCGCCGATATTACCATGGTCAGAATGTTCCCGTTCGGCGACAAATCATTCAAATATGGCCCCGGCGATATTATCCGGATTCGTCGGAAAGGCGTGAACCTGTTTTATGGTGTCATATTTGTTATCGATGAGTCAGCTGACGCTGAAGTCAAGATTACTGCCTATGACCAGATTCGGTATTTGGCCGCATCCGATACGTATTCCTTCACCAATTCAACGGCCACAACCATTATTAAAAAAATCATCCAGGATAGCGGGTTGAAGGCCGGTACGCTTGTTGATACGAAGTATGCTATCCCCAAAATGCTTGAGGACGGTCAAAAGCTTATCGACATCATAAGCAAAGCGTTGGATTTGACGATGACGGCCAAGAAACAGATATTCGTGTTCTATGACGACTTTGGTTCCCTTACCTTGCGAAATATCAACGATATGGTCTTAAACCTCGTCTTGGGTGACAAAAGTCTAGTCTATGGCTATAAGCACAAACGGTCTATTGACAGCGATACGTTCAATCGTATCAAATTGGTTCGGGACAATAAAGAGACGGGGGTTCGTGAGGCTTATATCTCTCAGGATAAAGCCTCGATGGCAAAATGGGGCCGCCTGCAGTACTACCGGAAGGTTGAGGATGGAGCTAACCCGGCGCAAATCACCCAAGCTGCAGATAATCTTCTGAAACTTAAAAATCGGGAGCAGCGTACGTTTACGATAGAGGCGCTTGGAGATCCCCGGATACGTGCCGGCAATTCCATTTATGTCGATCTGCAGGACAGGAAATTGAATGGCGTTAGGCACTTGGTTAATTCGTGTACGCATACATTCGAAGGAGATGAGCATACAATGTCGCTCCAGCTGGTGGTGTTTGATTTTGAGTCTGGTTGATCTCATCAAAAAAATCAGTCTCGGCGCTTTAGAAGCAAGTAACCCGGTTGCGGTACTGTTCGGAATTGTTACGAAGGCCAATCCCCTCGAAGTGAACGTTGAGCAGCGCCTGATTATACAAAGTGATTTTTTAATCATCCCTGAATCCTTACGGGACAGGTTGAAAAATGGTGATAAAGTAATCCTGTTGCGCGTACAAGGCGGACAGGATTTTGTCATATTAGACCGGATGTAGAGGATGGTGATAGAATGCTCCCCGTATCTGGCCTGCCCCATGACATCGAACTGGATGCAAAACAACAGCCGAGCAAGACGTATAGAATTGATTTCACGCGAGGGCGTATAACCGGCCATACGGATGGCCTGGATGCCATTCGGCAGTTGGTCTATAAGGTTTTGAGGACAGAGCGCTTTGCACATGAAATATATAGTCCTGACTTCGGATCTGAACTAAGTGTTAACGAAGCTGCGGAAGATATGGAACGATGGATAACTGAAGCATTGTTGCAGGATGACCGAATCATTGAGGTAGCAGACTTTAGAGTTGTCCACACAAAGGATAGCGCCTTGGTGGAATTTGTTGTTGTTACTGATTATGGAAGAATTACACTACAAGAGGAGATCGGCAGCGATGTATGAAGGATACACTTTTGACTATTTGATGAGCCGGATGCTGGACCGAGTGCCCTCTGATGTAGATAAGCGTGAAGGTTCAATTATATGGGATGCTTTGGCACCGGCAGCAGCAGAACTTGCTTTACTCTATCGTGAACTGGACATCAACCAGAATCTTGCTTTTGCAGATACTGCAACCGGCGAATACTTGGAACGCCGCACGGCGGAATTCGGGATTCATCGTTCCCCCGCCACTCATGCCCGACGGAAAGGTCTGTTTTTCAATAGTGCTGGGGCTCCGATAGATATCCCCCAGCAAAGCCGATTCTCTATTGCAAACATTAACTACACGGCCATTGAAAAATTATCTACGGGAGTATACATCTTGGAGTGCGAAATGGCCGGTAGCTTAGGGAACCAGCACTTTGGTTCGCTCCTGCCCCTTGATTATGTTCCGGATTTGGCACGTTGTGAGATTGCAGATGTGATAGCGCCGGGAGAGGACGCAGAATCAGATGAAGATTTAAGGACTCGATATTACGCCGGAATAAATGAACAGCCATTCGGCGGTAATGTGTCTGATTATCGGAACAAGATTAATTCTATTCCCGGCGTGGGCGGTGTTAAGGTATTCCCGGCATGGAAGGGCGGAGGAACCGTAAAGGCGACTATAATTGCAGCTGATTGGGGTATCCCTGCAGCCGAACTGGTTGACTCTGTACAAACCATAGTTGATCCTACGGTGAATAGCGGAAAAGGATTGGGCACAGCTCCAATAGGGCATCAGGTGACCATAACATCCGTTGTAGACAAATGGATATGGGCAGATGTAAAGGTTGTACTCGATAAAGGCATCACGACCGGCCAGGTTAAGGCCGCGATTGAAGAGACCTTTGAGGGCTATTTTCGAGATTTGCGTAAAGAATGGGAAAACCAAGATGCGATCGTTGTTCGTGTGGCCCAGATAACTGCTCGCTTACTTCTGATACCGGGCATTAAGGATGTCGAGAAGGTCATGCTTGAGTCTCAAATGAGCAACATCATTCTTGGGGCGGATGAAGTACCGTTGCTTTCAGGGGTGGCCGTTTATGAATAGAATCATGGAATACTGGCCGAAATACTATCACGAGATTCAGGAATTTATCGAATTGGCTAAAACGGAAGAGATTGAGTTGACTAGATTGAGAGAGGCTGTTCAACGTCTTCATGAGGATCAGTTTGTCACGACGTCCGGAATTCAGGCCATCAAGCGGCGGGAGCAGGTGCTCGGGATTCAGGCCGACCCGTCACAGGAATCGTTGGATTTCCGAAAAAAACGGATCATTAACCGGTACTCGACTAAGCCACCATTCACAATGCGATACATGCAGGAACGATTGGACTATCTGGTTGGCCCGGAGCGGGTTGTTGTCACCGTTGACCCATTCTTATTTATTTTGACCGTTACAGCTGATATTGAAGATGCCTCTATCTTCGCGGAAGTAATACGCACCGTTGAAACGACTAAGCCCGCTAATCTGGTTTACCAGCAAAAGACGGCATTAGGTGATAACATCGGCCTCGAAGAACGGCTCATCAGCCGGACGCTGACGAGACGAACGAAGTTGTCTACGGAATGGCGGCTCGGTTCTACTCCTTTTGCCGATGTTGATGCGGAGGTGATTATCAAGTGATTTCTCAACAATATCTCGAAGAATTAGCCAAATATACGGAGCAAAAGATTGCAAAAGTTGTATTAAACGGCACCATAGAAATATCCGAATTCAACATAAAGGAAGTAGATGCATCGACCGTCATGCTCCAGTACATGGTTCCGGCCACAGCTGTAAGTGAGATCACAACGATCGAGTTGCGGGATATCACGAATGAAATTATTAGTACGAACACCGTATATGTACCCATTTCTAGCGATACGGTACTTATGCAGACGGTGAAAGTGAAGGAGGTAGCCTGATGCCTTACGAGGCAAAGACCGACTGGAAGTACGATGACATCGTCACCGAAAAGGATTTAAACCGGATTGAACAAGGGATTAAAGATGCTTTCGAAAAGGAAATATTAAAGCCAAGAATGTATAAGGCCACAGATGATGGGCCGCTTTACCCAAACGGAATTTCCATCTTTTATTTTGAACTTGGGATTTCGGATGGATGGCCTGTGAACAACGGGCAAGTGATGACGGTACGGACAAACGTAAACCGCATCATTCAAATTGTGTCTGAAACGAACACCGTTACCCCAGTTCAAAGGACTTGGACTCGGAGATGGTCAAATCAGGAAAAATCGTGGTCAGAATTCCGCGAGCTGGAGACTACAACCGGCTCTAAGGAAAAAGCGGATGCTGCTCTTGCAGCCGCAAAGCAGTATACGGATGATAACAACAACGCCAAAATCCTTCCCGCTAGGTCCTTCAAAGCGTCCGATGAAGGAACCTTGTACCCAAAGGGTATGACCTTTTTTTGGATGGACGGCGGCAAGGATGACGGGTGGCCCGCTAACAATGGTCAGGTTGTGACGTGGTATCTCGCGGGTAACAGACTTAATCAAATATTTTTTGAGACTGACATAAGATCACAACGCATATGGACTAGGCGGTGGTCAAGTACATCTAATATATGGTCGGATTGGCTTGAGACAGAGACGACAATCGGATCGCAAGAAAAGGCGGATGTTGCCCTTGCGGCGGCAAAGGCATACACCAACGAGAATGCTGTGTTTAAGAATGGGGATGCTGTCATTGCAGGAATGCTGTCAATGTCCAAAAATGATGGCCCCCATCTGCAGTTTGTTGGAGCTACATCCGCTTTTGGCGAGTGGTATGTAAACAACGAGCGAAAAGGTTGGGTAGGAGTGGGAAACAGAAATGAACCATCCACTGTTCGCTTGACGAGCGAAGTCGGGCCGCTCGTCATGCAAAGTGTCAAGGACGAGGTTCATATCCACGGTACGAAAGGTGTATTCCTCGAAGGGCGTCGTGTGGTTGCGGAGCTCGACATGGTAAAGCAATCTGTCGTTGATGGTAAAGGGCTTGTAGCGGAGGCCATCAACGGCAAAGGCGGCGGGCCAGTCTCCGCTTACAATACGTTCCCTGAACTGGCCGCTGGTGTTCGCAATATATCTACTGGAGGCATTATTCAATTCACAGGGTATAAAGAGGTTAAGTTCGATTGGGGGGAGACAGGTAAAGGCTCATTCGACTTGTTTACCGCACCTGCAAAAGCGAGGACACTTGTTATATACCGTTCAGCTACGTATGGTGGCTTAACCGTTTATAATAATGGGTCCTTAGGCAGCTACGCTAGACTGGTGGTAAGAAACACATCTGCGCAAACATTTATCATACATGGTTTGACGAAAAACAGAGAAGATGATTTTATGAATTCTGTGAGAATCCAACTAAACCTTAATAAGTCTACTAGAATGGCATATTTAACTTATGGTGCCAGCCGAGGAACAGATATCGCTTTCGCGTACACGGAAGTGCTCATCCCTAACACGTTTAATCTTGAGCAGGAGTTGACGTTTTTCTTAGAGACGGAGAAGTTGCCAGACAGTAATAACAATAGTGGGTGGGTCTCGGTAGGGGCGAGAGATGTAGGTCTTATTTATACTTAGCTCCTCTATAAGCGGGGCTTAATTAGGAGGGAAGCGACGATGTATGTTATTTTTGATAACCGTACTAAAAGAGTAGAAACAATCTATCATAATCCTACAGCGGAACAAATGTCGGAACCGGGGATGCACGTCGAAGGGGAGATACCGCAACCGGATCATATTCTTGGTCTGCGGGCGGTGCTCAAAGTCGACGTGGAAAAGGCTCGACTCTATTACGATTACGAGCGCACGGACACGCTGGAAAGCAGAGTCCTAGAATTGCAGAAGGAAAACGTCGAAATCAAATTCGCCCTCGCCGAGCTTGCGGAAGCTCAAGAGAAAGACATTACCAGTACGCAGATGGCACTTACTGAAATTGCAGAAGCCCAAGAAAGCGACAACACCAATACGCAACTGGCTTTATCTGAACTGGCCGAAATGGTCACGGAAGGAGGTGAGAAGTAATGGTAATCATTTATTGCGACTTGATTAAAAAGGCATTAAAGACGATTGAGGACGTACCGCTGCGGTGGAAAGCAGCCGTCCAGGAAAAGTTGGAGCAAGAAGCATAA